TTCACTTTACTTCAGTTTTACCGACGACACGTTAAGAACGCTTCTCTCGAATGCCGTGTAGAAGCCCGGCAGCACCTCATCTCCAATTGAGAATGCGTCTGACAACTCTCCATTCAGTTCTATCAGACTCTCCACTGGAATGTCCTTTTTGCAATCTGTTTGAGGATAGTCTGACTCCAATTCATTCAGATCCAAGTCTGAACCGTCGTGATTGAAGTGTGTCTTCACAATCGGCACCAGTTTTGAACCTGCTGGAATGTAAGCCGGGTGAACAAATGTGCCATTGTCGATCATCCTGTAAATTACCATCGAACGACAGTCGGTCTTAATCATTGCCTGGTGAATTCTTCCGTCTGTGCGGCGAATTTTCACAACAATATACTTCTTTCCGTCGCAGTGCTGAGCGATGTTCGGGAAATCAACAATCGGCACAATATATTCACAAAAGTTGAAGCACAACTCCGCAAATGACACGATATGCTCGGCGCTCTGATGATACGGAAATACGCTACAATACCAACTATCTCCCATAACCGTTTGTGCTCCATCAAACACTCGTCCGTGAAGTTCAGGGCAGTTCTCTCCATAATTCTTGTTTGTAATGTAGCATCTACCAACAAATCGTGATGAAAACATCCTACAAGTCATAACATTGTTCTTGATGGCTTCATACAATACGTCCTTATCATCCTCTTCATCAAAGACGTCTCCGCCTCGTTTAATCTTAACTTCCTTCAAAAGCCTCTGAAAGAGGCGATTCAGAACATTCTTGTTTCGGATTTCAATGTCAATCACTTCATTCTTGTTAATTTTCAGCTTGTTGTCATCAACCGTGAGCTTGTCTCCATACAGCGCCTCTGTCAGGGGAGAAACAAGGAACGATGCTGCGGCCATTTTGGTTGTGCGCGTGTGTTTGCTTTGGAAAAATGACTTAAACAATACAAAATAAAATCATTTCAATTTTTTTGCGCTTAAATATTAAAGTGTATAACCATAACTTTTTTGCTCGAAAAAAAAATGAGGCCCCACCGAGATTCGAACTCGGGTCAAAGGATTCAAAGTCCTTTGTGCTAACCACTACACCATGGAGCCACAATACATATAGTAAATGAATTGATTTATATTTTAATCCATACTCACCACAAAAAATTGAAATACTTCTAACCAAACAGATTTCTCTTCAATCAACAAAATGGGTCAGGACACAAACTGCGTTCTTGGCGTCACGTACCACTGCCAGTACATCCCCGAGAACATCGATATCATCGAGAAACTCATACAAATGAAGGATGTTTCGGCATTCATTAAGGCCGATGAAGACACGGATGAAGTGCTAGAAATCACTGACGCCATCATTGACTCCAAATCACGCGGAGAAATGTTCAACAGCGAATTCCTAGAAAAAGCCGCAAATGACTGGTATGGATACGAAGACATCACTATCATCGGCGAAGAAGTCATCTTCAAGGTGACAGTTTATACCGCACACGTTCGAAACTTGTCACGCCGAGGCACAGGCAACCCGATTTATAACGAATGTTGCACACCAGTTAAAATGATTACCACACTTCAAACGATTGTTAACGAGCTCAAGACATTCGGAATAGACGAGAATGACCTCACAATCGGACATACATTTACTGATGATTAGTATAATTAAACATTTATTTTTATTGTTTCCGACACAAACCAATTAAAATTGAAGGCAATTCAACAAAAAACCAATCCAAATACAACAAACATCTAAATGACATCAACGACAACTTGCGGAGTTTGCCTCGAAGAATGTGTAGAGAAAAACGTGGCAACAACCGACTGTGGGCACACGACACACCTGAGTTGCTTAATTAAAGTTCTCTCCACATCGGACAACTGTATTTATTGCCGAAAGAAACTGAACTTAAGCAATAAAACGAACATAGACCCCTTTATGGAGAGACATTCAATGTGGATGCAACAAAACGAACCGACACACCTTATATTGGCATATATTCTTATGATACTGGTAATAATTGTATCTGTTTGTTTATCTCCGCCCCTAAGCTCCCTGACCTTCCGCTTGACCTCGGTCTTGGATAGCACAGCGTAGCACAGGCCACCTCATTGCCGTCTGGGTCAATAAAAAGCATTTCAATAAATCCATACTAAACAACACAATCAAATTACAAATAAAGAGATTGAGGCGTAACGATTGACTTCAACGTAGCATCAGCCACCTTATTAACTTTACTAGCTAGCCCAGTATAACCATAAACCAAACAAGCCGCATCAATTTCAGAACAAATATTGTTGATTTTCAGCATTGTCTTCACGAATTCACCCGCATACAACCCCGAATTCACAATAACCTGTTTACATTGAGTATCATCACACGCATCACACCAATCGGCAAAGAATACCCATTTTTCTCTACTCAATTCTACTTGAAACTCTCCAAACAGCTCAATCAACTTCAATATGTTGTCATTGTCAATAGTAACACATACATCATCTTCTTCGCCCTTATCATACGCAAACATACTTAGGAACCCTACAAACTCCGAAACACTAAGTGCCTCAAACAACTCGTGGTTTCTCTCCAATACAACCGACCACGAAAGACAATCAACTTCTTTAAAGCACCTCGCGGCCAATCCAATGTGAGACAACACGCCATCGTGAATTATCCCATTTGTCTCCAAGCGACAATATGCTGTAATTACATCATTCCCCAATTGCTCTTGAACCCGCAGTCGTTCAATCTCCAACTCGTCGCATTCCGTTGCCATAGCAACCAATTCCTTCTTTTTCTGTAAGATTTTATTGATATCCGCGCCATTTTTCCGCTTGGCCTGTTCAATAAATTCCTTCAGTTCGTCATTAAGGCGGTTCCTGTGTTTTTTATTCGCAGTCTCGATTGCTTTAGTGCGAACCTCGTATTCTTCCACGAGCTTGTTCTGTAATTCGCTCAACTGACATTCTCTCCCCATCTTCGCACGTTTTTCAACCAATTGTCTGTCAATGGCATCCAATGCTGCGTTAATCTCATAGCGAATCATACTGTTAAGTGCTACTTTTAGAGAACCATCGACAACATCTTTATCACCGTTGGCAGCTACATTGAGAATGGTATCATATCCAATAGCATATTTAGACCGCAATGTCTGTGGCGCTCCCGCTAAAATCGTCTTCAACGTGTTCTGTCCAATCGCACCTACACTATCATAAAGATTAAACAGATGAATTACGTGACCTACCTTATCCAACCCGCGACGTCCTGCTCGTCCAGCCATCTGAGTATATTCGTGCGGATGAAGGAAACGAAATTGGCTCTCGGCATACTTTTGAATGTCTGTAAAAAGTACAGTCTTTGTGGGCATATTCACACCGACTGCGAATGTTTCAGTGGCAAACAACATCTTAATATAACCCTTGCTGAACATAATTTCCACGATTTCTCTCAGAACTGGAATAACACCAGAGTGATGAACTGCGATTCCACGTTGCATAAGTTCAATCATCTCCTCATACTCTGCTGTTCGTACATATTCCTCCCAATTCGGTAGTCGTCGCAAAATCGTCAATACTTCGTGAGAAACTGTGGCGCTCAGTCCTTTACCAGACAACAAGTCAATCCCGAGTTGTTTAGCCATATCATTGGCCTTCTTCCGAGAGAAAACGAAACAAATACCAGGAAGCATATCTCTCTCATTTAAATACGACACTGCTCTGTGAATAACTGTGCTACGCTTTACTGAATCAGCACTAATCAATTTAGAAACACGAAATGTATCCACGATATTTCTCTCAACAAAGGAGCCATCGGGATTCTTAATTGTTTTCGGAGTGTCTATAAAACCATTTACGAAATCCCGCTCTTCCTTGTTAAGCCCGCGCAAATCCCCTGAGTTCGAAGTCATAAAAGTATAATGAATGAGTGGAACAACGCGCTTTCCGGTGGAACAAATCCAAACTTCTTCGGCTGTTTTCGGGCCCAGGCCACTTTCTGTTTTCTCGCCACTTTCTGTTTTCTCTCCACATTCTTTATTCTTGATGCTTTCAATCCACTCTGCGAACTGCCTAACCCGATCAATTGTAGCAGAGAGCATAACCATCGTGACATTCGCAGGCAACCACATAATACACTCTTCCCAGACCTTTCCACGCGCGGCGTCATTGATGTAGTGAACCTCGTCAAAAACGACACATCCAACGGCGTCACTAAAACCGCCCTCAGCGAGAGAATTCCGTAGAATTTCAGTGGTCATAATGACACAATCAGCATCAGGGTTGAACTTGATGTCTCCGGTCAAAATTCCGAAGGAAATCGCCGGGAATTTCGCCTTAAATTCGTGGAATTTCTGATTAGAAAGTGATTTAATCGGTGCTGTATAAATAACTTTCTTGCCTTTCTCTCCAATAAAATATTCAATCGCATACTCGGCTGGCAATGTTTTCCCTGAGCCTGTATGAGCCGTTACAAGTGGATGATGTCCCTCGCGAATCGCAGTAATCGCCGCCAACTGAAATGTATCAAGCACAAGAGTTGGGTATTTCGCCTTGATTTCGGCACAATCAAAGCCAATTTCGGACGTCTTTTCGTCAAATATGCGGACCATTTTCAATTACTACATACTAATACAACAACACCTTTAAATGGTTTCATTATTGAATTCACCGACTGAAATGATGTCTTGGTACAAAGCCTCGTATTCCGCACTATTTCTCTCCATTTTCAACAATTTCTCCATTTTTTCCACAACGGTTCCCTTGTAATAAATGTCATTCTTAAAAATTTCATGTAATTCATCGCTGTCAATAATTGTCTTATACAATTCATTGGTTTTCTCAAAAACGGAAAAACTCACACTCGATGTCAGAGGTTTAAGAAGAGCTTTCATAATTCTGATGGGAAAGTTCGCAATAACCAAATTCATCTTATTTTCAGCGTCATTTAACAAGTATTCCAAACATCGTTCTCTCAAAGAAATCGGCAAAGACAAGTTGTGAAGATGATACCACATTAATCCATGAGAAAGATAGATGTTTGACAATACATCCGCCATATTTCCTGAAATCATCTGTTTTGACTTGATTTTTCCACCCATAATTGCGACAAAATTTGATAGAACACTAAATTTCACAGTAACACGCTCAAGTCGGGTCATTCTAGAAACAGGATTAATCAATCGCCCATAATTTCCAAGAAAATTCGCAATCAACGAATTAAAATGCTTACGAAACGCAACAACATCATTATCTTGAATGCTCTGGAAAATCGGGAAAATGTAAGGATGGCTCTTGTTCAGACCCTGTCCAAAAATAATAAGACCACGAGTCAACGTATTCGACCCTTCAACTGTTATTCCAATCGGAGACGAGTTGTAAAACTTTGTAAAAAAGTTGTTCTCTCCTATACAAATTCCACTACCAGCATAAATGTCCATACCATGATTCAAAACAATTCGACCTCTCTCGGTAGTTTGCTGTTTCATTATAGCCGTAATAACAGACGGTGTTGCTCCTTCATCCAAAATATGATTTGTAAAAGCAACCGACGTGTGAATTATCCAGGTATTCAAATACATTTCAATGAATTTCTCTCTAACTGCCTCCATGTTTCCGATTGGCAAGTTAAATTGGCGGCGTATATTGATGTAATTCATGATGGCATGAGTTGCAAACTTGGATGACCCGGCAGCCGCCGCAGGCAAACTGACACCTCTACCGACAGCTAAACATTCCATCAACATCTTCCAGCCTTCTCCTATTCTCTCCTGACCACCAATAACCTGGTAAAATTCAATATACACTGTGCCCTTAACTGGTCCGTTTGGAAATCCCGCGTTGTTTGGATTGTGATGAGTTGTCTGGTCTACACCTCTCTCAATAAGTGCTAATGTAATTCCTTTTTTCCCATCCACCAGCAACCCTTTTGGGTCCTCTAAGTTAAACGCAATGCCTACCAAGTTTGATATAGGTGCGAGTGTAATGTAACGCTTATTGAGAGAAACCTTGATTTTCATTTTACCTTCGACTTCTACAACAACACCCTTGTCAATCGAGCCTATAGCATCGCTCCCATTGTTTGGTCCAGTCAATCCAAAACAAGGAATAAACGTCCCATTTGCTAGTCGAGGCAAATAATAAGTTTTTTGTTCATCCGTTCCATAATGTTGAATTAACTCGGCGGGTCCGAGAGAATTAGGAACCATAGTAACAACTCCGAGAGACGGATTATAAGACGATATTTTTGTTAAAATTCGAGATTGTTCTGTTACAGACAACCGATTTCCCCCGTATTTCTTGTCAATTATCATACCCAAGTATCCTTTCTCACCAAGATATTTCATAACTGAATTGATGTTCTCACTTGGATACACATTTTCAGTTCCGACTCGAGCCAATAATTCGTCAATTTCTTTAAACAAACTAGTTTTTACGCTAATGTGCTTATACAACTTCCTATAATCTACTTTTCCTTGGAAAATTTCACGGTCAATGGAGACGCCGCCGGATTTAAGAGCAATAATCTCAGTCTCAGAAATCTTGGGAATGATGCTTTTGACAAACTTGAATGCTTGTCTATACATGAATGTGTTTATTTATCTTTAACACTCATATTGTTTTAAACCCATTTTATGGGATATTGTTTAATTCATCCAAATACTTATGTCGAACACCGCGAAACATACTATATCGGTAATAATAGAGCGGTTTCTTAGTAACGACTTCAAGACATTTTGAATGATTATTTAATATATATCGGTGAACGACCATATTAAATATACAATCACTTATGTAATTCTCTCCATCAACTTCATCCACAAACCTTAATAGAACATCACCTCTCAAACACAAATCAACATATTCACGTGGTCTCAAATAGTCCAAAACAACAATTCCAGATTTAAGAACAGCACTTTGGAGAGAAGTGTTACGGTCGTTGATCTCACAATCCATGCTAAATCGAACTACGCTGTTATTCATCCTAATGACCTCGAGTCCTGGACGAATGAAGCGCAAATATTCAGCATTTCTCTCGGGTTCCATAATATCATCGTCATCTGTGAAGATTGCGTAATTTTCGGAGTGAATAATACCGACATCCCATAATGTCATCACCAATCGTTTATAATGTTGGAATTGAGCCAGTTGAGGTTCAGGTTGTTTAATAAGATGAACTCTTGGATCATCATATTCGAGAGAAAGTCCAGTATAAGACACATAAACATCACACACTTTGGTCTGAGACATTTGGGAATCTAGCATTTCTCTCATTTGTTCCACATTTTGTTGGGTTTTCAGGTGCGATGCACACAGAATTATGAGAGACATTTTAATAACTACAAATAACAATAAAATTTTATATAGTTTGAAAATATAGATGACTACAACAGTTGATACAATAATAATTGGCAGTGGAATTGCTGGATTATATGCGGCATATAAAATAAAACATTACAGTCCGACAACAACATTTTTAATTTTAGAGAAATACAAGAAACACTGGATAGGAGGAAGAGCCAGTAATGACACTTTCTATGGAACCGAAATCGTTACAGGTGCTGGAATTGGTCGCAAACACAAAGACAAGCTACTTTTAAAGTTATTACGAGATTTCGGATTTAGAAATCCTCACGAATTCACAATTAATCCCGACAAATCTTACCTCAACAATCCAATTGACATAAAACAAACAATGAAAACACTAAAAACGCATTTCAATAAAAACAAGCATAAAAACCTCACATTTAAACAATACGCAAAGCGCACACTCGGCACCAAAGAATACGAGAAATTCACATCATCCACTGGATACACCGATTATGAAAACGAAGACGCATATGAAACCCTCTATTATTATGGAATGGAAGAGAATGACTGTTGTTGGCAGGCATTTAGAGTTGAATGGAAAAACCTTGTTATGAAGTTATATGATTACATTGGAGAGAAACACTTCAAGTTCTCAAATAAAGTTATACAGATAGAGCGGGATCTCTCAATTCACACAGAAGACGGTGCTAAATATACATGTAAAAAGGTTATCATCGCAACCACAATCGACACAGTTAGAACACTTCTCCCATCACATCCGATATATAAAGACATTGAAGGGCAGCCATTCCTACGACTTTACGCAAAATTCACCAAGAAATCAGCAGAAATAATGAAAGAGCGCGTAAGCCGGCTAACAATAGTAAAAGAACCACTTAAACAAATAATTCCGATGAACACTGAAAAAGGCGTTTATATGATTGCCTATAACGACAATAACACCGCAACCACATTAAAGCATCATTTAGAGAACAACGAAACCAATCGACGCTTGTATGAAATGCTTTTAGAAGATTCTCTCGACATTCCGCCAAATACACTTGAAATTATAGCAATCAAGTCTTATTATTGGCCAATAGGAACGCATTACTACAAACCACTCAATAGAGAGTTGTATAGCTCGAGAGAAGAGTTTATGCGCATGGCACAACGACCAGAAAAAGACATAATTGTGATCGGCGAGGCAGTAAGTAGAAATCAAGGATGGACCGAAGGTGCGTTAGAAAGTGTGGAGGCTGTTTTTGTTTCTAACAATGTTGTATTAAAATGAACAACTTTTTTTGAATAATTTTATTTTACACACCAATTAGAAAATTAAAATGCTTTTCTAACAACTCCACCCATATCCGACGAACAAATACTTTCCTGTCCTCCCAAGCCAAAAATATTCCGGCTTGACCTCGTCGCTTCTACTGACATCAAAGAGAATTCCTTCATTTTCCGATTGATTTTCCCAATTTTCTCTCAATACATCTTCTTCATTTAATCCCATAACACGATAAATGTCGTGTTGTGTGTTTATTTCTTGACCGTTATCATCAATGATTTTGCCACATAGCTGTGTTCCACATTCAAGGTTACATCGAATATCCTCAATAATCTCAACTTTATCCTCATCAGTCAGAGTTCCATTGTGAATCTTGTCAAAGTATTCTTGGTCAAGTTCTTCACAAAAATCAAACCAATCAACAGCATCAGTCTCATACGAAGGTATAAAATTGCGATTGACGCGGTTCGAGACAAAACTCATTTTTAATATGTCGCGTGAATTTAAAAAGTTATTTTCAACACAGAAAAAAATAAAAATCCGCGAATGTCCACACATGGAATTGGATCCCATACTAAGTGGACTTTTTGCTTTTTATGAAATATAACGAACTCATTTTTAATCGTCAATCCACAGCATTCGTGTAATTTCCAGTGACTTGTCATAAACATCGACAACAACACGTTCTCTCCTCTCATTCGTATAAATTGCCAGGTTTGTGCCTGACTTGAAAGCATGGAACTTCAAAATTTCGCCCTTAAATAAGATGATTGACTCGCAACCCATCATATTGAGCCCATAAAGACCATAATTTCCGTTGGGGTGTTCGATGTACATAGTCGCACGAGAGAAAATACAATTAAAAAATAGAATGTGAGTGGTTTCAATTTTTTAAATGAGAAAAACCTTCTCTTTTATTGACCTCGAAAAACTGACAATGACAATTCAACAACACTAAAACACAATTTAGACAATAACTTAAATAATTGGCATCTTTATGAAATGCGTTTAGAGTATTCTCTTGGTATAATTAGCCATTAAAGGGTATTATTGACCAATAGGAACACATTATTACAAACCACTCAATAGAGAGTTATATAGTTCCAGAGAAGAATTCATTCACGCATCCCGAAAAAGACATCAAGAAGTGATTAGCAGAAATCAAGGTGCACTGAGTCTATTTTTGTTTCTAACGATATTGTATTAAAATGAAAAACTTTAACTACATGAACACAGAAATGAAACAACTTGGTGGTGCTAAAATAGTGCGCAATGTCACAATACGACGTGGAAAAGGCTATAAAAGCGTAACAAAATACAACAGAAATAAGAAACAATTTACTATTAAGAAGAAGTTGAAACGTTGTGATGTTTTGAGAATAAAAAAAGGAAAATTCATTCCTGGACTTTTCGCCGATTGTAGAAAATGATTTATAAAACCAACTTAAAGCAGAGCAACCATTACAAAGTATATACACACAAAGATGACAACTTCGAAGTACGACAACCGCGTTTACACTGGTCGAGTCAAGTGGTTCAACCCTCAAGGATGGGGATTCATCAGCCTCAATGATTCTACTGAGGACATCTTCGTCAGGTGGGACAATCTCGCGTGCGATGGCTACAAGTATCTTGTTCAGGGCGAGTATGTCCAGTTCAACGTGGAGCACAAGCCCGATGCGGAGGAAGGCAAGGAGTATCAAGCGGCCAACGTAAATGGTGTTGGTGGTGGCAAGCTTATGTGTGAGACCCGACACGAACAGCGTGTTGCTGCTGCGAGGCATCGTCAGGAGAACCAAGCTCAACCTCAACATGAGAGACCTCCTCGAGTTACAGCGCCAGTTCCAGTCGCCGGGCATCAATGGGTTCTTGTGCCACAGCAAGCCACTCTTCAGCGTCCTCCCCGTCAGCATCAGCCCCGCAGGAATTAAATGTAAATGATTGATGTTTGAATAATAATTTATAAAAACATCATACAATAAATTCAAATACTTATTTTTTAACTTTTGAAAAAAGGAAAAGAAAAAAGGATGTCCACGCCGGGAATCGAACCCGGGCCGACGCTTTGGAAGAGCGCCATACTAACCACTATACTACGTGGACTGTTTTCCACATCTTACAAGAGATTGGAATTGATTTATATGCTCTCTTTTTCAAAATTAAACTACAAAAGATGATTGAATCACAACCAACATACATTTTTATGAGGTTAAAAACACACAACAAATGTACAATACAATAAAAAAACCTCTTTATTTAAGCAGGGCATCCAGTATTCGCAAAGCACATCATTCCATCACCACACTCGCCATCTGTTCCACCCGGACATTTCTTCGTCGTGCAACTAGACGCAGCACTCCATCCATTCACTTTGGGACCACATCGGTTGCTATTGGGTGGAGCTGCGCCTGTTTGCTTCCATATAATATATCCAGCGTTGTTAATGCCTGTTTTCTCATTCAATCCATCCCAATCAGGAACATCCGGTATAGACGGTAAAATCTTGTTTTCTATGCCCTTGAACATTGACAGATTACTGGCTTCGAGAGAATCACCACTGGAATAAAGCTGGGGTGAAATGTAATCGACGTTGCTATCATTTATCCACGAATTAACCAAGTCCATTCCTTGACCTGCCCCAGTCTGACACTGATAAGGGTTCGTGTGGCTCATAGTAACCAACACTTGAAGACCTGCTTGCTTACACTTAGCAAAGCAGTTTTTAAACGCATCAACAAATGACACATTCGGCGTGCACACTTCCACATCAAAGCACAGACCATCCCAACCAGCCCTTTTAATTTCAGTAAGTTTTTGATTTATATAGTCCAAATCGCTAACATTCCATATGCCAGTTTCTAAACCACCACCCAGATTTAAAAACTTCTTACCGGATGTGATTGTAGATGCCTTGTTTATATTTATATCAATCGCTTGTCTGGGACTCTCTCCACCGAATAAAATCCCGATATCCCAAGAACCAGCTGGCACTTGTGTGGAACTCCAAGTCCACTTGTAATAACCGCGAAGTGGCTGTCCGTTACCGAAAAACTCACGACTTCTCCCACCGAAAAACCACTTTGCTAGAATTATAACAACTAACAATGTAGCCGCGATAATCTGAACCTTCGACAATTTCCTTAAAAACTTCATTTACATTAACAAAATAAAAAATAAAATTCAAAACTTCTCCATCCTAATCTTCTTTTTTAGCTCATCCTTGTCTTCAAACAAATATATCCTAAACTTGTGCTCAGTGTAAAGTTCCATCTTATTATAGTGAATGAACTTGCTTGACAACTTCAATGCCGGCACATACACGACAAACAACCACAATCCGTCGTTTCTCTCCATTGCTTCAAACACAAATCCAGTATAAATCTTGTCCATAACATCGGGATTCGTCACACACATAGCCAACAACGCGCAATCATTTTGAACCTTGCGAATCGACCGCATTGACTGGTTGATATATGCCAAGTTCTCGTCACTTGTCCATCTCTCATAAAACCCCCGCATATCCCCCGACATCGCAACTAATCCCTCATTATCCATTAGCTGTATAATGTTCAACAAGTCAACCAATCGCCTAATGGGTGACGTAATGTGAACATACTCATTAAACTTCAGCATTTCGTGGACTTTGTCGGCATCATACTTAATATAACTGCTTCCATTGCTGTGCCACAATCTAAGACTCATAAGCACGTCTTTTGGTAGTGTCGCCGGCAATTCAAAGCCGTTCTTAAACTTGAAACTGCGATAAATGCCGTTTTTTCTCTCCGCAAATTTCATCGCGCACTTGTAATTCATCAAAACCATTATGTATGCCACAAAATCGTGACTATCAGCAACGCTACTCTTCGACATCTTTCTAACCATTCGCAACGCCCGCTTATAAACGTTGTTTTCTGCCAATTCATCGTCATCATATCGGAAATTTCTCTCAACAACTATGCTAGTATTCTTAAACGCAACATCACCAACAATTTCACCAGTAGCCTCACACACATCAACGTCCATAGTAAATGCGAACCTCACCTTTTTTTCAAGAAGACTGCAAAGAATATCGGAGAGAACAGATGGCAACATTGGGCGTTTTCGGTCAGGCAAGTAAATGGTAGAAATGCGTTGAGAGAAAGACGTCCATAGTCGCAGAGAATCCATCCATAACGCGACATTTGAGATATACAAGCTCAGTCGCACGCATCCATCCACTGGACTCTTGCTTAATCCAAACGCATCGTCAAAGTCCTTACTCCCGACTGGGTCAATCGTATAAATCCCGCCCCATCGTGTCCTATCTTCCACGCCATAATCCCGCTTAATTCGCATCTCGTGCTCTGTCTCTCCATTACCAAGCCGTTTCTTCGTCTCAGATATAAAATCCTGAATGGACGAGTTCAAATTCTTACAATACAACTGATATTCGTAGAAATTCTCTAAAATGTCGACGTCGCCAATGGTAACAACCAACTCGCCAACTGGTTTCTCTCCATCCCATTCCTTAAACTTGAATACGACATATTTATTCACAAACTTCTTACTAAATCCACTGATATCGAGAGAATACGCAACTAAAAACGCTGGAATCCGCCGGTCATCAGGAATACACTTGTAAAGCATTCGCTTACCGGTCTTTCCGTATCCATAGGACTTGTTGCCCTCCAGCACGAGAACTCCCGAAATCGTCTTCTGATTACGCAATAATGACGCAATCAACACAATCTCGCCATTCTCTCCAACGTCAATGATGTCTTGATTAAATATCTTCTCAGTATATGGGTTGAACACGGTGCGACCGATGGTAGAGAGAAACAACTCATTAGGAACAAGCGCCAATGTGCCAGAATCAACGACATTCCACGTCTCATTGTCGTCATATTGGATTTTGAATGGCGACATTTTTGTTTTATGAGTTGTAAATACATATTAAAAACAATACGTCTTTAATATCAATTTTTAGAAACTATACAATAACTTCGTCTTTAACACATAACTCATATCTTCGTCTTTAACCCATAACTCATATCTTCGTCTTTACATTCTGCTGTTGAAATATATATCTCATCAAATCCCCTCCCACCGAGAGAAAACTCATCGGCGTATTATATGAATTCTGAGCAATAACACTCAATCCTTCAAACGCCACGCTATAACTCCAATAAGGCGGAATAAACAGTGATTCACCTGGACCACCCAGAACCACGTCTATATACTGTGTCTTCTCCATTTCGTCAACAAACGCATCATTTGTTATGTTTGAAAACTCATATGTGTCATAATCCTTGTCTATGTTTAAATACTTAATGCTATTTGGATTAAACAACCTAACCCGACAAGCACCACTACAAACCACCAAATAATTGCGGTAATCATTTTTATATTGAATTGGAGTAATTGTTCCCTTGTTACCAATAATGACGTCATATTTAGGCCTCATTGACATTGGTGGCTTTAAATAGTCATCCTTCTCAAATTCTTTATTAAGAAGTGTTTCAGAAATAAATTCAACGTTTCTCTCGCTGTAATAACCTCTACTCTCTTCCTTCGTCAAGAACTCAATAGCATCCTTCAACTTAATAGGCAAACACACCCTCTCCTTATTCTTACGTAAATTCACGTTGTATTTGTCGAATTTCCCAAACACATCATTGAAATTAAACGGAATTCGCGCACTTCTAAATTTAAATGGAGAAATTAGAGCGCACACCTCCTCAAAGCGATCCTTTCCAATGTTCTCTCGTGTCAAATCTATGACATCTAAATCATTGTTCGTCTTTAAATGAAACCGAATGTGTATATAAGAGAACAGAACCAAAAAAAATAAAACTAGACCAACTAAAATTTGTATCATTTTGTTTTTATTTAAACTAATGCGCGCTTAAATAAAAATATTTTAAACACAAATTGACTTGTTAAAACGCATCACCCTCTTCATCAGTCATCTTTGGCGCCAAGTAGAATTTCAAGTAATTTGTTGCCAACTCGGCGTCCTCCTCGTTTAAGTTGTAGCAAAAGTTCATAGGCTTCTGTGTATCAACGTGGAGCCAAATGTCCTTAAACACCTTACTAAACAACGAAATACTCTTAATATACTTCGCAGCAAAAGACATCCTCAAGTGTCCGCCTTCTTCAATCATATATTCAGACAAATCAGATATCTTAATGGGAACCCGAATGGTCCCAGCACTATTATCCCCTCCAGCCAACTCCAACAACTCCTCATTACAGACGACCGATATGTATTCACCAAATGATACAATCTGCTCAACGAGGCTGTTGAAGTGCGCCGCCACCATCTTTATGTCCGCTTGATACTCGTCGGTTGTTAAGTCAAGCAACTCTGTATCAAATTCATATAGGGGAATCGTAAAATACTTGTTAGTCTCGTCCTTTGTGCCATTTTCAAAATGAAACTCCAAAACATCAGGATTATCGTTATCATAAACCAACGCCAAATGCTGATTAGTTCCGCGACAATTCAACACCTTCCCCACCAATTTAACGTTTATACCCAGAACCTTGCTAACTGGCACATCATACTCCGAAAACCACGACTCGTCAATCTTCATCTCAAAGATACACACGTGAGCCATATCAATGCCTTGAAAATACAGCTCATTATCTCGGAAATGGAGATTGACCTCATTGGCAATGCTCGGAAGCATTTGGAAAACGCTTGAAAACTGTTTCGCCTTCTTCAGATCCGAAATTACAAGCTTCATCTTGTTTGTTCTGTGAAATATAATAAAATACTCTTTATTATATTTTCGTCTTCTAATTCAATTTTCACATAATATTACAGCGCGTTCGGGTCATAAGCGCCATTTCCACTAAATACCACTGTATTCTCTCCACCATCAGTCAGCTCATCTCGAACATTTTGAGACGCCTTCTCCTTAAACGTCTCATACTTCTCCTGCGATTCCTCCGAAATTCGCATCTCAATCTTGCCATCCTCCTGGAGAGAAGTCTTCAGCCTCAAAAGCTCAAGTGTTAGCTCTCGAGCAAGATTGCGATTTGTCTGATTCTCCTGAGTCAAAAACTTAATCTGCTTAATGCACTCCGTAATAAGAGCAGAATCATCGCCACCCGTTCGTTTCGTCTGATTTTGTGTTAATTGAGTTTGAATCTGAGACATTTTGGTATCAATCTCGTTTAATCTATCCTCGTGTAATGAAAGAAGATTCATCGGGTGCATCTTCTTTACATCTTCAGGCTGTTGACCTTCTGCTGTGAACCTAGGTCCAGCCATGGCGGAACGAACATTATTCGTCTGTTGATTGGGTGGAGTAGTTCTTTGAGCAATGTTTCTGCGTGCCGACATCTATTTTATTATGCTCTATTAAAAGTTAATTTTTCGCCATTATACACGCATTTCCATTTTAATAGTTGGATGACAAACATAATCCTTAACAACGAAATCCTCTAAAACATAGTCGGAAATATCTCCCTTTTTCTCTCCAACAATCTCCAATGTTGGGAATTCATACGGCTTTCTATTCAATTGCTCCTTAAGAGGCTCCACGTGGTCATCATAAATGTGTGTATTCCCTAAATAATAAACAAATTCCTTCGCCTTAAGACCACAATGATGCGCGATTAAGTGTGTCAAGAAACTATATGATGCGATATTAAACGGCACACCCAATCCCACGTCTCCACTTCTCTGATACATAGTGCACGTAAGCTCATCTCCACCAGTAACGTGAAACTGGCAAAGCAAATGACACGGTGGAAGTGCCATTGCGTCCAATTGACACGGGTTCCAAGCAGTCATAACAAGTCGCCTCGAATGCCGACTAGTCTCATCTCCTTTAAGAGCGTTAATAATATACGCCAGTTGATCCACACCGACTCCACTATAATCCGTGTGGCAATCCACATATTCCCCGTTAAAATGTCGCCATTGAAATCCATAAACTGGACCCAAGTCGTTCTCCTTAAGCTGTGTGAGACCCCTGCTATCCAAGTAATCCCGCGAAGAATTGCCATTCCATATGTAACATTTCTGTCTCGTCAACTGCTCATTGTCAGTTGAACCCTTAATAAACCAAAGCAATTCCTTAAGACACGTTTTCCACGCCAATTGTTTAGTAGTCATCAAAGGCAACTTACCACCATCTAGGGAAAACACCATCGCCGCACCAATGTCGCAAATCGTAGTTCCATTCCGACCATCTTGAGCACATCCGTTCGCAATTAGGTCGCAAATTACCGACAAATATTGATCTTCTTCGTGCTCATAGCCAGCTTTTTTAATGAGATTTCGCAACATTTCTTTATATATTAAATACTTACCAATATTTTTAATTTCTTTTAATAAATCATATAATGGATACGCCAATGGAAACACCGGGGAAAACATTTGTTTCGCACGTTTTAAATATGGATGAAGATACAAAAGACACATTACTGAATATAACGCAATATGCCGCAATCAGCGTTGTTCCAGTTGTTCTTATAAATAAAGCAGTACAGCGAGTATTTCCTGAACCAGCCGAAGATAAGTCAAATCTCGAAGTTTTAGCGGAAATCATTGGTCAACTGGTTTTTATGCTTGTCGCCATTTTCTTCATTCATCGCCTTGTTACGTTTGTTCCAACTTACAGTGGCGCCGAATATAAGGAATTGAACTTGTTCAATGTGGTTCTTGTATTTTTAATTCTTATGCTGAGCGTTCAAACTCGTGTAGGGCAAAAGGTCAACATCCTCACAGACCGCCTTATTGACTATTACGAGGGCAAACCAGCATCAAAGAAAGAAGTAAAAGAGCAACAGCCGCCACAGCATGTTCTCCCGCCACCAATGCCCGTTGCCACAAATCCCGCGTCTATGCCTCCTCCTCCTCCATCATCGATGGCACCCCCTCCATCATTAATGGGACCCCCTCCCACCCAATTTGATGCCATGTATGAACGCCCTATTGAGTCATTCGGTGGAGCAAGCAGTGGTGGTCTCGGATTTTCCTTCTTATAAGCATGATTTTTAATTCTAATTATAAAGAATTTCTATGATTAATATAATTACATGGAGCAATGCAATTATGTTGATCCAGCAAGAGCCGAGAAAGGTATTCAATATGATTATGACATGTTTAGTCATACCATTTACGAAAATTCACTGTGTATTCAAACAGATGACGAGAAAACCAAAACGAACCAAGAAGAATTAAAGCAATCCGGTAGCCTACCCATTTATTGTATAATAGCACATTCTGAAATAAATACTAACATTAATGTTTCAATGGACGACAAGTTTAAATATCATATAAGAACCCCAGCATCAACTTTCTTTAGATTAGAAAATCAGCAATACGCATATGATATTTCACCAATAGGCGGTTTAATGGAATGCAATAACAACTTAAAACAGTATATGGAATATATTGCTAAAAACCATCCCACATATATGAAAGTGCTATTTAGTCCAAATTATAAAGAATGCTCCACGCCCCTAGTATCTGAAGGGTTCAATTTAGATTCTGTGCTATTCTCTCCGCCATTATATTCAACAATAAACAAATCGCTTAATTTTATGAGTACACGCGAACGGTCGACAATTCGTTTCGGAATTGTTCAATTAAACAAACCAATGGATGAAGAAGTAAAAAACGTGATCAACTCGGTAGGCAAAATATCGCATGCAACTAATGAGGAAGAACAGAAAGCACGCATGTTCAATATGAGTATTAGTCAATTCGGAAAACTAACTAACAACCCAGAGGCAGAAAAAGTATTTGTTGAACATTTAAAAACAAACAATTATAATTGTACACTTGAAAAATTGACATCTATTTTCGGAAAAGGCATTTATATAATTGCTACATGCTCGCCATTAGTTCTTACTATAAATGTTGAAGGGAAAGATCCGGTCAAATACAATTCAGAAATGGCGATAACATCAAAGTCGAAAAAAAAACCAGCAAATATTGAATTAGTTGACAAAGCATTGTATGCGTTCAACGCTGACTTACAACATATGGTTTATGCACTAAACTACCGGTGGATGGAGATGGTTCAATACAACCCAAGCGTACAACTGAAGGACACAATCCCATCTGCAGATGTAAAACCTAGTAAAAAATATTTTAAAATCGCAGAGACAAGAAAAGAATTAAATTTAGATTCAGGTGATGAAACTGATGGAGGCGTCAAAAAGAAACTCAGACACACCACAAAAAAACGAAAACAACCCACAAAGAAACGGAAGAACTCGAAAAAACGCACCACAATCAAACGTCATCGTCGACCATCTCGGGCTCACCGCTCATAATACTATCCATCGCATGTTTAATCATAACAACACCACCTATATTCTTCATAATTTCGCGTGCATTCTTGCCTTGTTCCTCTTCATTCTCTCCACCCATGAGATTATGAAGCATCTTCATGTATTGCTCCGATTCCTGTTCATTGTTCAACCAGTTTGGGTGCTCTTTCTCCCATTCCTTCATTTTCAAAATATGTTTGTGTGCTATTTTGTTGATTGCCGTATTCATCTTGTCACCATTGTCCTTATTCCACCGATTCTCTTCTTTTATGTAGAATTGTAGCCGTTTCTGGTCGCTACAGTGGATTGGCCTCTCATTCGAGCCCAATTCACTGAGACTGCGGATGATTATGTCCGAAATCCCCGCACTATACCCCAGATTATTCGTGCGAAATAAGTCATCCATAGTTATCCTGATGCTCTCTATGAAATCCCGCAGAGTCATCGCGTTCTTACAATATTCATTAAGGAATACATTAATCGAAATCTTGTTATTAATCGTGTTGTTCACTATGTTGCCTGGCATAGCCGTTGCCATCTTGATCATTTCCTTGTTTTCATCAACCAATTTCATGAACATTGACGTCAATTCCTTAAGTTGGTCCTCCTTCTGTTTGCTTAACAAGTCTATATAGTCCTTTTGAATCTGGTTCTGCGTTTTAAGCAATTCTATCAAGTCGTCTGGTGGCGAGGCGAGACCCCGTTTTTCACAAACCTTTTTATGCTTACACATACTCGACTGATGCTTGTATGTTTTAGCACAATATGGACAAACCAGGCGATTTAACAATAGTCCTTCAGCGGCTAATAAATGTTTGCGTGTTGTCAAGTGCTTTCCATAGTCCTTCCTGTTAGTTGTTGTGTATTCACACTTTTTACAAGCATAAGCAGAGGACATTTATTAGTATAAAATGCTAATAAAAAATCCCTTTAATATTTAAAAGATAAAGATATAAAATGACGACCGAACAAATACACCTAGATTTAGAAGAATTGAAGAGAATGGGAGTGGCAGAAGCAAGAGACTTGCTGCAGAATCTGGTTGCTAAGGAGCCAACAACAGACGATGAAGACAAAATCACAATCATACAAGAACTCAAGTTGCCTGGAGACGTGTCGATTGATATGCTTTATCAGTTAGTCGATTATAAGTATTTGGAATTCGCCGATGACGTAAAAGTAGGCATGTTTTTAAAATGGATTCCACTGAAAAAACCTGATGAAATTAGGATGAAACATGGTGCGGTTGTGTGTAAAATCCGCGAGACGGAAGACGATGAGGTTTACATAGTTTGCCGCTTATTGAAACGGGTTGGTGGTCGGACCGTGTTCTTCGAACTGAATTTCGATGAGAATTTACTGTTTTTTAAGAGGTATTAAAAATTATAAGATATATTAAACATTAGATGCGGTCTTTTTCTTCTTAAACTCTAAATTTCGCCGAGTTTTTGCCAATTTCCATCCGTCCTTTTTGTTTCTGATGAATTTCGCCTTCTTTTTACACGTAACTCTGTTGAATTTCAAGCCACGATTCCTAAAAATACTTTTATTACAAATCGCAATTGCTCCGTTCTCTCTTGATATTTCCGGACGCACGCGGAGAGTCTTCTTTACTTTTTTAATGCATCTGCACATCTTTCGTGCCAGTTTACCCTCGATATTTTTCTTGTCACTTGATTCATAACCATAATTGTCTGCGATCGTAACATAATCTCTTGGTCTTAACAAATATGTAGTCATATAAAATGAGTAAATATTTGTTTTATGGTTAAAGTCTAAAACAATTAAAAGTGTTTTTGGACATACTTCAGATCATTTAACGCATTATGAGAGTAAACTGGGTGCCTATTCTTGTGAAGCACTCGCAATGCGTTCAACTTCTTAATCAAAGTTCCGCGTCCATAAGCCTTAACCGACTTCTTTAACGCTGAATGCCTACTAGTCGCCGTGGATTTGAGAGAATAACCATACTTCTTGAGTTCTCCAGATTTGAGAGGACCAATCAATGCTCTTCTATTCTTGCGAGTGTTTGTCATTTATAATATAAAAAGCAAACATTTTAACAACAAAACATATGACCGAAAAAAATACGCATCCCGCTTATAATTTCGCACACATTTATAATATAAACAAAATGTATGCAAGTTAAGAAAAAGACCATCGTATTTGACATGGATGAGACGCTCGGACATTTTGCGGAGCTCAACATGTTTTGGACTTCACTTAAAGAATATTTGTTCCTTAAAAATCTCTCCAATTACATCATACACCATCACCAAACCACATTCTTCAAATTGCTTGACCTGTATCCCGAATTTCTCCGTCCAAACATAATTAGTATCCTTAAATATCTACGGACAAAACAAGAAAACGGCGACATCGACAAGGTTATGATTTACACCAACAACAACGGTCCTAAAGAATGGGTTCTCTCCATACGCGACTATTTCAACGCCAAACTCGGTTATCCAATTTTCGACAACGTCATAGCCGCGTTTATGGTGAATGGCAAAATAGTAGAACCAAAACGCACATCCTTCCTTAAAACATACGAAGACCTCGTGAATTGTGCTAAACTCAGCAAACACGCCGAAGTCTGCTTCATAGACGACCAATATCACCCGCACATGATAAACGACAAAGTCTACTATATTTACACCCAACCTTACGTCATTCGCATTGATTTCGCTGAAATGATCTCTCGTTTCCTAAAAGCCAATATTATAACCATCCCAGAACACTCCGAATTCGCGGAATTTATGCTCTACAAGCTTAAAAACTATGCCTATTCGGTGACGAAAACAAAAATCACCGAGGATGACCGCACAATGAGTCAAGAAATAATGCGTTATTTACAGGCATTCGTCCGCAAAGGAGTGCCTAAACATACATTAAAGAGCGACAAATTAAAAGCTAGCAATCGCACCCGCAAAACGAGAAGTTAGTTGTTCTATCTTATCAAGTGATAAGCCAGTAAGAATGAAGATGCCTGCAGAAAACCCAACATCGCGGCTGATCCCGGATGTTGTCATGTGGAAAAATGGGTTGAATAAGTAGACTAGAAGTCCGCCGACATACAACTTAAGCATTGTTCTCAAATATTCTAAATATTCAGGAGCTTTGCTCCAAACACCAACATATCCAGCGACGTATAACATGTAAACTATGTAGTTTGCTATTAAAAATGAATTCATTATATATTGGTATGATTTTTTTTTATAATTATATTGTATAAGAATGGACTATTTTAACAATATAAACAAATTAAACTCGACGTTACTTTCGATATCTGTTCTTGAAAAAGACGATTTATTTAAGAGAATAATTCTTATGAAAGGAATAATGGAAGAGTATTTAAAGATTTTCCCGGAATATAACGTATTCGCAGAGATAACGGTAAATGAAATACTTAAAAATTTTAGCAATAAAGATGTTCAAACATTGTTAGCAATCTTAAAAAACAATGGTATAACATTTGACCTTTTAAGAAACAATTTAATTCAACGAGGTGGTGTTAATGATGAATGGGGAGAGGAATCTGAAGAACAATCGGAAGATGTTGATGATGGAAAGACAGAATCGGAACGACTGATAGATTTAAAAAATTCTATAAGAACTGCATTGGGGAATGCAGTTTCTCCGAAACAAAAAGAGGACGAGCCCATTCAGCCTAAACCACAACCCAAAGTAGGACGTATAGATCTAAAGAACTTTTCTGAAGTTTCTAAACTTATGCAATCCAGAAGTGGTTCTGCTCCATCTCAACCTCAACCAGCAAGTCAACCTCAACCAGTATCTCAACCTCTTGACCTGTCAAAATTTTCTGCGATTGGTGATATGTTGCAATCCCGACCTGGTGCTATTCCAAATCATCCTCCACTCACACCTCAATCTAGAGTGCCAATTCCGCCTTCACTCACACCTCAATCTAGAGTGCCAATTCCGCCTTCACTCACACCTCAATCTAGTGTGCCAATTCCGCCTCCACTTCCTCCTCAATCTCAAGCAGGCGTGGTTCCTAAAAATCAACCCATTATAGTTCCTAATTCTTCTGCATCTGAACTAGCAAAAACTGTCAGTAACGGAATGGCACTTCAAAACGAGTTTTTTCAAAAAGAACAAGCACGGTTGTCTGGCGTGAATACAACTAAAACAGACGAATATCTTGAAACAATTCAACTTTTGAATAAAACCGCACTGGCTGCACTTGAACAGTCACGTACAGCATTGGAAAATTTATCAAAAAAAGAGCCATTGGCACAACCGGAATCAGACGCACAGACCGCGTTGCGTTATAGACAAGACAATATAAGGACTGGAGTAGCACTTACTGCCGCCAGTGCAACTTCATTTGGCTTATTATATTATTTCTTTATCATAGAAGATTCATTTCGAACTGTATTAAGTTTGCCAGGTGAAACAGTTGGGGGTTTTCTTGATTACGTCGAGCCAGTGTTCAAATGGACTGGAAACACGAAAACAGAGTTGATAAAGTTAATTAAAGAATCAAACAAAGAAAACCGTGTTTCACGCGAAAAAATTTACAATATTGTTAAAACGCAATCACCACAACAGATCATGGAAGACATAAACAAAAACTTTATTATGTTTTTAAATGATAAAGTATTGTCTCTCAAGGCTATACAACAAACTGTAAATAAACAAATTTCTCAATATGAGGCAGAAATACATGATATTAATACCACAGTTTCCAGGTTTGAAGAATTAAATGCAAATGTAACCAAGCTCAACAACGAATTGGCGACAATAGAAACTAATATAAAAAGCATTATTGGTGACGATTCGTCTTTCTTTGGAAAAATTAGCGCCAAATTTACAGAATTTTCCTCTGTATTCGGTGCTTCTAGATATAAAGAGCTTACCGATAAAAAAAAAGAATTGTTGCAAAGTATAAGCGATGCATCTGATAAGTTAAACAAAACCATTTTAAAAAGATTAAAGAGCGATGGTGCAAAAGAAAAAGCACGTGCAATTGCTGTAAAATTAAATGAACTGGTTCAGAATTTGAACAAGAGCAAATTATCTTATTCAGAAGATGATTTTAATAACTTAATTTTACAAATTAATGTTTCTGCAAAAAATTATACTACAGCACTAATTAATTATGATGTTAAAATGTCTTCTCCGTTGTCAAGTATAACCAAATTTATTCCAACCACAGAAACCAAAGGAGCAGTAGACGAGTTGACAAGAGCCAAAACTGCATTCATGTTAGACGCCGAACAATTAGACGACTTATTTGGACAATTTGGAAACGCCACCGCAGGTGTTTTAGCCGAGATCGATGCGGTCGAAAAGAGCGGCAACATAACAAATTTTTTAGCACAATTGCCACAATTGCCACTCGTCACTGAAGGCACCGCTAAAGCAGTTGCCTCACTTGCGTTAGCTTCTGCTACTGAAGGAATGATGAAGTTGGCAAATGAAATGACAAGAAACCAAACCGTAGCCAAGGCTCAAATTGAGATGGCAGGCGAAGAAATGCCGAATACTTGGGGAGAAACATTTACTGAAAACGTAAGCAACCCTATTGTTAATGGAACTACCTCAGCCGGCATGATACCCGTAGTATTGATTGTTACACTCGTATTCATTATCGTATTTATGCTGTTTAAATTTATATTTAAAGTTTCAGACCTTAAAAAGGTGTCGGGATTATCATTTTCTGCTGAATTTAGAGGGGGTAAACGCAATGCAACTAAAAAGAAAGTCAACAAGTCAAAAAATAGAATACACACAAAGAAATACAAAAAAATACGCATTTCTGCAACTAGAAAAAAGCAAATCCGAAATGGAAACAAAAACAGAAAGTCCACAAACAAAAAATAGATTTCGACTTAAGAATTCAATCGTGATGCAGAATGCGCTCATTTTTCCATGACAATTATAAGTTCCAATTCATTTGTCTATATATTTTTATTTCTGTGCTTTATAAAAATATGTACATCAAAGTCTGGCTTCACATTATAAGCATTTCAATCGTTCTCCTTACAACAATTTACAGTGGATTGTGTGCGTTTATTAAGAAACTCCCCAAGACACCAAAGGCGATCCTTGTTGTCGCACTAATTGCCGCGCTTAGCCTCATTGTTCGTCGCAATGTCTATTTGCCTTTCCTTGGAGAGACAGTATATCCCTGCGACAATCTCGTAAATAAGAGCCCAGATGGCGCGGATTTGACTGTAACTGTGGCTGATATTCCGGCTGGTGCCAAGGTTGTCTATTGGGCATCTGAACCCAGCACAAGCATTGTCTCTAATCCATGGGATGCCTATGGCAAATACGAGAACTCGGGTGTTGTTACGGCCGATGCAAGCGGTAAAGCGGTTCTCTCTATCAGAAAACCAACTGGTTACAAGGTGCCTAGCGGACGCGAACTTAAACCACACGTACATTATCGTTTCTGCCAAGAATCTGGTATTTTAAGCGAGGTTCGCACTGCTAGGGTGTAATTTTAATAAATTCACTTGATTATTATAACAAATCAAGTTAATTTACGCGTAAAAAACAAAAAAACAAAAAGACAAAAATAAAAAACACACTCATTTCAATAAGACTTATATACCTCCAGTGTCCTAGCACTCGCATCAGTCGCCTCTACATACTTTGGCATCCAAAAATAAGGGATAACCTTACCACAACCAGGATAAAACTTCTCGAAAATCGCCCGATAATAATGCTGTTCGCGTGTTGTCGGCTGATTATGCTCGTATTTTCTCGTCACGTCAATATCCAGTTCGTCGACGTGTTCCTGGATGATTTGATACCACGACCGGCTTTGCTTACTGACTCCATCACTGAACGCCTCTTTCTTTCTAAAAAGCACCTCATTTGGGAGAAGACGTTCTGACTCAAATGCCGTCCTAAACAAATGTTTCTCTTGATTTCCACGGAGTGTATGAAAACGAAATGTCGCTGGAATTGAGAGATATGCCTGAACAAACGCATTATCCAAAAACGGTGTGCGAGCCTCCAGTCCGTGCGCCGCAATACAGCGGTCTGACCTCAAAACGTCGAAATAATGAATATTGTCGAGTAGTCGCACACATTCGCGGTCGAATTCAATCGCATCTCCAGCCAATCCCATATACAAATAACCACCCATCACCTCATCAGACCCATCTCCATTAAAAATCACCTTTGCGTCACTGTTCTCACTAATATACTTTGACACCAAGTAGTTACCAACGCTTGCCCTCACCGTCGTGGTATCATAACTCTCAATTGTCTGAATCACCTCTGGAATCGCGTCCAAAAACTCCTTTTCAGTGACAATTATCTCGTGATGGTCTGTTCCCACGTAATCTGCCACCATTCGGGCGTATTTCAAGTCCTCACTGCCTGCAAAACCAATGCTATACGTCTCAATGCGTCCCACATCCTTAAAACACTTGGCAACCAGCGCAGTTACTATACTACTATCAAGACCGCCTGAAAGCAGACAAGCAATCTTGCGGTCGGTTGTTTCAACCCTCTTCTTTATTGCTGAAGCAAATGTATCCAAAAAATTAATGGGTTGCGCAATCGACGTTCCACCAATAACACGCCAAACCACTTCATTATCAACCAACTCCCAATATTGCGGTGTCTCATACTCGTCTCGTGCGTGGTTATACACACTATTGCGAAGACTTGGCATATCTACATCAATCAACTTGAAAACACTATAAGTTCCCGGCTTAAACTGTGAGAGTCTTTCAACCCTTACCCTACTAATCTTGTCAAACAGACACGTCAAACTCTTCAATTCAGACGCAAACGCAAAAAAATACGGCGAATAGCACGCAACACAACTGTAATCAGTCTGATACATGTCAGTTCTGCTTGCTTCAGCTACATACAGAGGCCTCACACCGAGCGCATCCCTAGCAACATAAATCGTGTCGCCGTCAATCAGAATAAAGGCAAAATAGCCGTCCAACATTCGCAAACACTGCTGTATGCCGTATTTATTATAAAGATGAATAATAACCTCACAATCGCTGTGAGTTCGTGGTTTTACACCTGGCATCATCTCATACAACTTCTTATAATTGTAAATCTCTCCATTGCATACTAGACGAACACCATCAACCACAATTGGCTGATGAGACGCTGAATCGAGTCCATTAATCGCAAGACGATGAAACCCGAGTGTTGTCTTTCCGTCATATTCAACCAATGCTGAATGCTCAGGACCACGAGGCTTCAACTTATAAAACGCCTCTTCAATTCTATCCTTCGGGATTGGAACACTTGCGTTGTTGTTCAAAAGACCGAAAATGCCACACATTGTTGAATTTGTATAAAACTAATATATCTTATCGCCAACTCTTTAAATCGGTTAAGGAGTATATACTTAGTGGTGTGATTTATCATAATCACCCGAAAATAGCCAACTCGCACATTCTCTTCAACCAGTTTGTCAAAAAGTTCTTGTGCCTTCTTTTTTGTTTCTTCGGTAGGGTCAAAGATACCAAGCGTCCGGCTTACCTTACACGTAACACTCATCACCCGTGTGATTTCGCACATATGCCGAAATCGGGGTAGTTGTCATTTAACCAAGTCTAATCAAGAAGACGTCTAGATAAGCATCAACAACCATACATTTTTATAAATAAGTTGGCGTTGGTTTAAATCAAAAAAAATTGAAATTCTTTTTAATAAAACAATGAAAAGCAATTCGCCGCCATGAACGTCAAACAACAACTCGCCGCCAACGGATACGCCATCGTCGAAAAAGTTCTCTCGCCAGACGAGATTGAACTTGCCAAGGAATACTTCTACAACTGGATTTACAGCAGCGCACAACTCATTAAACTGCACAACGCCATTGACCCCCACGGAATCTTCAAGTTCGGCGAAGTCGGCCACCAGAAACACGCTTGGTTCATCCGCACACGCGACGCAGTCCAGGCACCATTCCGCGAAATCTGGGGAACTGATGAACTCATTACCAGTTTCGACGGCAGTTGCTGGATTCCAAGCGGCACTCGCAAGGCTGACAAAATCTGGACGCACACTGACCAAGCACCGAACAACAGTGACTTCCAGTGTGTCCAGAGTTTCGTGGCTCTCACTGAAAACAAGTCGCGAACGCTCGTCGTCTATGAGGGGTCGCATCTGCTCCATGCTGAGTATATGAAATTGCGAGGACTCACAGGAACAAAGAACTGGCAACCCATCGACTACGACTACCTCAAGAGCATTGAAGACCGCAAACGCACGCTCCACGTCAAGGCCGGAAGCTTGGTCCTCTGGGATTCCCGCACATTCCACCAGAATCAATATGGACCCGACCACGAAGAGGAGAGAATCGTCCAGTACACGTGCTTTCTGCCGCGAGCCCACCCGAAGAACACTCCGAAAATGGTAGAAAAGCGACTCAAGTACTTGGACGATCGTCGCACAACGAGCCACTGGCCTTGCCCGATTCACGTCAATGGCCTTCAACCCCAGAACTACGGCAACCCCGACCTCGTCATTGACTATTCAAAATTGGATGAACCTGATTTGAGTGAATTTGAAGACGACATCTTGCGACTTGTGTAAAATGTGGTTGTATGAATAAAAATAAAGAGATATTTTCTCATTCACATTTCTTAATTGTTGCGAAAGACGTGATGTGTAACACGAGCAAAGACGTTCATTCCGTGTGGGAACTTGGCTCGTGGGTCCCAATCCATAATCATCACATTGTCGAGGTCAGTCACCGTAGTAGTGTACGTTCCAAACAGTTCAACTTCAGTCTCCTCGTTTTTCTCTCGGTCAGCTGCCTCAACAAAGGTTTCTCCTGGGTCAACAAACCCTCCTGCCAATGCCTTGTCATTTCGGCCTGGACCATTTTTGCGTGTAATCAAGATGAGCCAGTCAACATTATCCAGATCAGTAATGAGTTGCACACTATCAGATGCCTTTCCTGGTGTCAGTGATTGGTCAAGACACCACTGCGAAGTACACTGAGAGACATCGTCTTCCTCATCTTTTTCATTCCTGAGATACTGTGAGGTGTCAATTCCAAACACCTTAGCATAAGTCTTCACTCGGTCAATATCAATTGGTGTCATTTTGTTCAAGTCAAACAACTTCTTTCCCTCGTGTTTATCAAGGATTGTGTTGACTTTTCGCATAATTCGGCGGTTTCGGATACGAGAGAGGTCAAACAACACTTCAAACTTCTTTACATAATCGTCACGTCCGATTTTGCGGTAATATTCCATAAGGAAGTAAACGTGGCAAAACGGCATAGCATATTTGCCGTTGGTGATGTCATCCGTGCGAATTGCGTGAACGAGATCGGCATCGTCCTTGGCGAGAATGTTGGGCTTCCTTCCTCCGAGATTCATTGCTGGTTGTGGATGGTGAGTGGTATGGCAGGTGTATATACTTGAATTGATGTGAGTGGTATGGCATTTCAATTTTTCCGAATGCTGCTATATATATTCCAAAACAACTTAAAGAACCTGCCGTTTCCATGGCAACCAAATAATATATATTCCAAAACAACTTAAAGAACCCGCCGTTTCCATGGCAACCAAATAATATATATTCCAAAACAACTTAAAGAACTTTCTTCTTTGAAAAAATATTTTCGGATAGTCAATTCGATTTTCACTTTTGGACATTTTTAAAATGTCCATTTTTGACTTTCTTGTTCTTCTCCTTGAAAAAACCGTGATTTTTCACTTGTGACCAATTACAGTAAGGGTGTTTTTGAGTGATTTTCACCGCCAGACCATAAAAGTTTTCAGTAAGGGGATGGACATTAGCCGACATTAGCCTAATTATGGCTAATTTTTGTCCCATTTATTCATTTTCGCACCATTTTCAGTAAGCGGACAACGCTGGACATTTTTCGGCCAGTAAGGCGGTTGGTCACAAGGAAAATCCCCAAAATCCCGTTCATCGTCAGGATTTTTTGTGAAGTATATACATATATGTTACACGGAGTAGTCAGAGGAGCATATACCTTCAACCACGAACGCTTACAGCAGTTAAATGACCGCATATATCAGCGCAATCTGCCCAGTCAAGGGCTACAGACACACTTCTCTCCTAGGTCAACAACAACCAGGCAATGTCGCTTTCCAATGGTGGATACTCATCAGCCATCCACCACACAGATTAAGAAGATTCCCAACTATTCGATCGAAGACCAGTTTAATCCAGGCACTCAAGCACCTTGGTCTGGTTACACAACAGCAGTCGACAATGAGTCCCGCTTACGCAATCAGTTCTTCGCCAATCAAGCGGCAGCTCAGTCAAAGTATATTCCATCATCCTCCAGCGATCTTTATAATTACGATATACAACAACAGATAATTAAGGCACACAGCCAACCGTTTCCTCTTATTGAGAAACCGGCTTCAGACATAACAACACCGCAACCTTACCCAAAACTCTTTGAAACGCAACAATTCGCGCCATTTGACGCAAATGAGTATGGACTCGGCTCAAACACGTTCGAAAATCACACGAGACAACAGGTTAAAAATCTCGGTCTTTATGCCAAACACCCTAAAAATAAGTAGTTTAATTTAAAGACGAATTTTACTTGGTACATTAATGTGTTTTAAATTTAATTTAATGCATTAAATTATTAAAATATAATTCCAAGCAAACAACTTGAAACTTATTATAATTTTATGGTTTAACTGTTTATTTAATCTATTAAACCATATTTAGAATGAATTGTAATGATTTCACTTAAAATAATAAGTATCAAGAAATCCAATGGTAGGCATGTGAGTCGAATGTTTAAAAACCAGCACTGATACACAATTATTTAAGAAGAGAATTTCACATTCTGTTTGACTTAACCTTTAAATGATAAAAAGGGTATATTTCAAAATGGCGTTGTTCATTAATGGCTTTTATTGCTCTTCTAAAAATCTGTATTAAAGTACTCTCCGCATTTTCATATTCGTTACTATATTCGTTACTATATTGCGTAATGATTGTATTGTTAGTCATATCATAAATTAATGTAACATTTTGTAATATCTTAATTGGTTCGTCTGGAGTTTCTTCATTACCACTGATCTCAAAGTCGTTAATATTTGTCGTCGTTGTGTTAATATTTGTCGTCGTTGTGTTAATATTTGAACTGCCGCCAAAACTCCTTTCTTTTATAAAATAATTAGATTCGGTATTGTTTGTAGAAAATATAGCAGTTGGATTTAATGATAGAAGTATTAAAATTGTTAACAACATCTTAAATATAGTTATATATAATATTTACATATATTTAAGTTATTTATATATATGAACAAACACGATTGGGGACTAGTTAACCAAAAATATATAGCCATTAAAGAGGAACAGACCGATTTAATGGCTGAAATGAAAGACGACTTGGAATTCTATCGCAAACGCATTTATCAGGCGACAAAAGACTTGAACAAGAATGTATTTGACACAAAACAGCACGCAATTAAGAGTGCCTTCATAAATTATGTGAAATTGCTTATTGAACACTTTAAACTCGAGGATATAAAAGAACTTATGTCGGAACAACTGGACACGATTTTAGAAGAGGAGGAGAGCAATGAAGAGTATGTCGAGCAAACAGCCGAAGAAATTACAAAACAATTCTTAGTGCGTGGAGAGAAGCCAAGTGTTATTCGTATAGAAGACTGTTTTAATGTTATAAAGACGGCATCGTATGATGAACCAGTCAAATTTAGACCAAAACGCACACAAACACCACCAATCAACATTCGTCAAGCAAAGTTTAGAGAGAAAGGCGTGAAGAAGAAGCCAGAGAATAAAAAGCCAGAGAATAAAAAGCCAGAGAATAAAATTTTACAGACAAATAAAAATACAGAGATTATATATGACGCCGACCCGAAAGACAAAGAGGAATCGCAAGCAAACCAACAAGAAAACCGTTAAATCACTCAATTGTTCTCCGCGGCCAAAGAGTAAAACGCTCGATTTTACGTGTTTCACCGCAGAAATGCTAGAAAAACTTAAGAACTTGTGGAACGCACGCCACCCAGATGTTCGTATTGAATCCACTGAACCAAAACAAATATGGGAATCATTGAGAGAACGCATTGGTAGCACGTGCAATACAGAAGCTTGCTGGCTTAATCAGTCATTTGCTAAAATCGGCCTCGATAAAAACTATGTGTTCGCACCAAAAAGCCCGAAATCCTGGAAAAAGAACCCCAACGAGTGGTTGTCTAGTGTGGATATCCTTGACATTATGAAACACTATGAGAGAAACTTTAAGAAATACGAGTTTTTCGGTCCATCTCCGATTGATTTTGACTCTCATATGATGTATGACGAGTGTGTCTGGGAGGAAATATGTAAGTTTGAACTTAAGCAACAGATAGCACGTGGTAAGACAAAACTCGGATTCATTTTCAATCTGGATAAGCACAATCAACCGGGATCTCATTGGGTAGCACTCTTTGTCAGTGTCAAGAAGAGAGAAATATACTACTTCGACAGTTATGGTGATGACGCACCCCCCGAAATACTCACATTAGTCAAGCGCATTCAAGAACAATCAACCAAAATCGGACCAAAATATGACTACAAATACAACCAAAAACGTCATCAGTATGGAAATTCGGAGTGTGGAATGTATTCTCTCTACTTCTTGGTTCACTTAATCAGAGAGAAAGCCTTTAATAAGTTCAATGCCGAGCGAATCAAAGACAAATATGTGGAGAATTTACGGAAGAAGTATTTTAACTGAAAAAATAAGTATTCGTATGAATTAAATATATAAAAACAACACAACTCTATATATATTTAATGGCAAATAACCCATATTTACCACAACAAGCGCAGATTCATGCCCAAATGCCGCAGAATTATGCTCAGCCTCAACTGCCTTTTTTATCCAACCAAAACAAGGAACTCGTCTATGAAATTCTTCAAGAGAATACTAAAAAGAAGTTTAGACTAATGCTGAGTGACATACCTGATTTTGTTCGTATTTTAGAAGATACGTTCGTTGATGTCGACCGTTCTCTCGGAAGACAAGCAGACACAACTACTAAAAATAAACAGGCAATATCTCATTTATACAAACACATCAATGGTTGGGTCTCTAATCAAACTGTTCCACAAACAAACAAAGGGGAGATGCTTGCTCGCAATTATGAGGCAGCTAGGCAAGATTTCGCTAAATACAAGGCAGACCCTCAGAAGCCAACCATAAATCTCCAGGAAGAACTTGACAAGGAGGCAGTGTCAATGAAGCAACAATTTAACAATGTTAACGCCGATGATGCGTATTCTCTCATTGTTGCTCAGAGAGAAAAAGAAGAAGCACAACTCAAGCAAATACAAAAGCAAAACGAAGATATTGCGGTTGCTTGGCTTAATCCAACTGGAACTCCATCCCAAAACACGGCAAATCACAATAAAGTCGAAAAGAAATCAAATATAGTAGCGCATGATACACCAGCGGTTACGATTGATTATCTTAAACAACCGGCATCAAAAAAATTAACGAGAGAAACGATGAAGCGTCATTTGCCAGAGAAAACAGTTATGTTTAATAACACAGTCGAAGTATTTACAGAAGAAACTAAATTAAATACGACAAATGACATTCTCACTTGCGAACAAGCAGTTAATTCTACTGAACCAGACGCGAATTTGTGGTGGAACAAGAACTTTCAGAAACCACAACTAAACATTGAAGAGAAAACACTGGTCACTAAGAATATACACGACAACGTCGTTTCTCTCAATGAAAAATTCTCTTCTTTTAAGTCAATCCATATAAACAACATCGCACTGCCTAATCGTGTCATAACAACAACGAATGAGTTGGACATGGATATTCAAAGCAAGATTTCTGATTTGCCTTATATTTATGTTGAAATCTTTATTAATGGTGATTTATTACATGCGTCTTCATCACAACCCAAGTATATGTATCGTCAGGACAAGGAAGTCGGCAATTATATTTATTTCACGTGTAATCAGAGCATTAGCAGTGAAACGAATCCAGTTGTCGCCACAATTGCCCTTCGATTTTATGATGACCACGAGGAACCACTTGACATTACACCGCTTATTAAGATGGAAACCCTCATAAATGGCACTCAAATTACTAATAAAATAAACAAAAATACCAAGTTCAACGATGCTCAGTTGTCATACATAAAAGTCAAGCAGTTCGGCGGTGAATATGGCCCAAATGACGTCATCCAGATAAATGACAGCAAATACAAGGTTGTCGGGGTATGTAAGGTGAATATTAGGGACGAAGAACACATTAACATTGAAGGTCTCAATCAAACCAAAGATTACAACACGATGATAGTCCAACTTGATAAAGAAATAGGAATGGAATCGAAAATAATGAATCTTAGCCGGTTGCCGATGGTTATTGTGAATATTGTTAAGTGAAACACAACAAAAATCAATGAAATGTGTTATGATGATAAACAGATGACACAGGAACTTATTGACAATTTCAGTCAGCGTTCTTATTCGAAAATAATAATGAGGCCCTTACAAGTTCAAGTCAATGTATCTCTCGCCAGTCGTCTCGTTCTTCCGAAGATGACCCTCAAATTTGAGTAAATAGCTGGGATTCTTCTGGAACTCCTTGTAACTCTCATAATCATACAGAATACCGGTTTTAGGATTATCGGCATTGGGACGCATAGCATATATACGGCCATTAATTGTTACTTTAACTCCCTTCCAAGTATCAACCTTCTTATTGACGTTTGCCACTTGGTCCTTCTCTTCCTTGGCATAGTCGGGGACGTAGGCATATTTCTCTGGATTACGTGTATTGAAACCATAGCACTTGACACCTTCTTTAACATTTTGCTTTTGATAGACGACACAATCAATCGACGTCTCTTTCACCGCAATCAACAGTTTCTCGTTAATTGTTTCTTTTATATTTGAAATCTCATACAATGCTTCATCACTGGTGAGTGGCGTCTCTCCATCTATCTTACTACGGTCTTTGAGACGTAATTCAATGGATGCCGTATCGGACAACTGTTTCTCAGAGAATTTCATAAGATATAAGAACACTTTAACAGTTCTATCGAGCTCTGGTAAATCGTGATGGCTACAAATGCGCCTGGCACGACCAATGACTTGCTTAGGGCGAACTGGGTGCCAATATGGCTCCATCAAATGGACAAATCGCACGTTTCGGAGAGAAATACCCTCGGCACCGGCGGCAGTAATCATAATCGTCTTAATTATCTCTCCATAAAAGTTATTCGGCGACATTTCTCGTATCTGCGTCGCCAATTTATTTGGAACGTTGTCCCAGAGGCTGTTAAAGACTGCTTTCACTATGTCCTTCTCTTCTTGTGTCTCTGTTCCAGTGTAAAACGCATATTTTGGCTTACCGATGTCCTCTGGTGCGATGTCGAGCACCCATTCGTCACTTGAGTCCTTCTTAATCTTGAATCGTGAGTGTCCATTCTCTTCAAGCGCTGCCGAGAGAACACCTATGCCTTCGAGTGTGCGAAACTGCGAATAAACGAGGTTGAGTCCCTTGTTGTCCGGATTCTTAATGCGCTCAACGATGGCTCGCATTTTAGGACCATAAGTTTTAAGAGCATCCATAGAAAGAAAATCGGCACTACGTTCTCTCAATTTACGCATAGCGTCGATGATGCGAATACCATAACTTTTATCCGCCACTTCAGCCATAGTCTCCTTAATTTTGTCTTTATCCTCTGAAGAATATCGTCCGTCTACGTTTTCTACGCGCTCTTCTACCGTGGTCGCGTCAAGGACGTCCTCATCGACGTTGCCTGATAACGCGGTCTCGACACTTTCGCCCTCTTTCGGCATAGGGCGCGGGATTTCACGTGGAAAGACGAAGTTGCAGTGGGCTCGAGAGAAAATACGATATGTCGACACGGTTTCCGAGTAAATGTCGCCGTCTTTGCCGCCCGGAGCCTTCTTCTTTTTAGAACTCTGCGACTCCATCTTTCTCTCACTTGCTCTGGCTTGTTCGTAAATACCGAATTGATAGTCGCTCATAGGAATGTGGACGATTTCAATGTCACGAGTCGCATCAAATTTAGGCATAAGTTGTTCCTGAGCACTGCGGAAATAAGATGTGAGACCCACAAGACGACGCTTCAATACACCGTCATTTTTCAGTGATTTGTCACGAGAATCGATGAACATCTCTTGAAAATCGTCTAATCTGTCAGGTAATGCTGTATTCAGCACGGTTTTAATGGCATCGAGCTTCGTTTCAATGCCCTCATCCTTGAGTTTCACCACAATCATCCTCAAAAACTTGTCATCCTCGATGTTTCCGCGATCATCAAGCCTGACACCGTTATACTCTCCAGTCTCTCGGTCTTTGCTGTTGACGAAGCCGAATGGATTGCGCGTTACCACAAGTGTCTTACTAGTAGGTTTGTATTCCATGTAATCGAGTGTATCGACACTGCTGAGTAGCTTCTTTATTTGGTCGGCGTCAATCTTGCGGGATGTTTGGACGTCAAGAGGAATGCTAAATGTTTTAATGTATCCACGTAGCATATTGTAAAGAACGGCTATCTCATTGGGATAGTTAATAATAGGTGTTCCAGACAGAAAAACAAGACGGCAATTGTTTGCGGCCATTAAGTATTCATACATGCGAATAGATAGAGACTTTGGTCCTTTACGACCGAGTTTGTTGACAATGCGACTGACAAAGTTGTGTGCTTCGTCTATTATAATAACCTTATTGTCAAACGGGTTGATTGTGCCGTCTAACGACATACGTCTCAAATGTTCGCTACGAAGTCCATTGTAATTAATAAACTGATATTTAACGGCAATCATTTGGTTCAACTGAACTTCGAGAGAAGCACGCTGGTCGCTGGTCAATTGCTCGTAATTGGAAGGCTTTTTGACATTTACAAGCCAAGCACCGCCGATTTTCTTAATAAAATCGGCATCCAGTGAAAGTATTTGAGAAAGCACTTCGGCATAAGCGGGATTCTTTTTAGTGGCGACGAATTCCCAGAATTGGTTGCGTTTATATAACAAATCACCGCATTTTTTGAGTTCATCATTATAGTTGGCGCGGAGAGAAGCAGGAGTCATGATGATTACTTGTTTGCTTGTTTTCATACCCTCTGCGATTGCGATGGACGAACACGTTTTGCCTGACCCAAGACCGTGATAGAGGACAATTCCGCGGTAAGGAGAGTAGGAATTCATGTAATCTCTGACAATCTTTTGGTGAGTCAGGAGAGAAAACTGCTCTGTCTTGCTTTCACAACTGATTTCCTCTTTTTCGCTCATAATGGCGAGTTCTTTGCTGTGCTCACTGAAAAGCGTGTTGATGAAGTTTGTAAATATTTCTCGGTTGTTGAGGTAATAGGTAGATGCGCGAATAATGGGGAGGTCTTGCTTGGGAAGACGGTTGTTGATTAACTCGTCGCCGATTTTAATGCTGAGAACAGGCACGGTTTCACCGGTTTTAGTGGATATTGTGGATTTCTTGGCAGGGGCATCGGGTTGCTGAGTGATGGTTCCTTCGGCGACTTTGAGCTTAATCTTCTTGGCGACCTTAATTTTAATCGGAGGTTCAGGAACAGCTTCGGCTTCGGGAACAGCTTCGGCTTCAGGAACAGCTTCAGGAACAGCTTCAGGAACAGCTTCAGGAACAGCTTCAGGAATAGCTTCAGGAACAGCTTCAGGAACAGCTTCAGGAACAGCTTCAGGAACAGCTTCGGCTTCAGGAACAGCTTCGGCTTCAGGAACAACAAGTCCTCTTTCTCTCAATTTGCTCAAAAACGCATCTCGTTCATAATTCGGTTCTTGTGTCTTATCAACTATTTTCGCTTTAATTTCAACGGATGCCCTTGGTATAAGTATTTTAACAGGCTCTTCCTTGGTTGGTATAGGTTTTTGCTTCAATCTGTCTAATATCAGCGATGCCATATATATACACTTTATACAAAAGATTATTTTTATTAATAACTCATAAGAAAAATTACAAGTCAATCACGAAATGCTTTCCACTCTTCTTTTGAATCTTAATGGTTCCGTATTCGTCTATTGTAATGTCTTCATACTTTCCAGTTGGATACTTAATATCATAGCATATCTCAAGCCGTTTTTCAAGAAGATTTGCCTTACAAATAACGATTACACCATCATCTGACATGTGAATAATGCGGTTATTTCGAACAAACATGTATTTCGTCTTTTTCCCTCCAAACGTCAGCTTGTCTCTCCACATCGTAGGATGTTTGCAAGTCAAGTCAATGACACGGACGAACTCGTCTTGTCCGAACCAGATGAAATGGTTTCCTGCGGCATAAACTACCTGAGGTCTCACTTCGTCGCAACCGTTTGGAATATAAAACTCAGTTGGAGCATCGAGTCGCCTCAGGTCAACAATGTAAATATGATTCCATTCACTCAGACAAGCAACGTGAGTTCCAGCAGAATTGAAACAAGCCTGTGCAAATTTCCAGTCAAGTGGAACATACAACTCAGTGTAAGGCTCAATCTCGTGCTCTGTTTCACTCAATTGCTTATATCTCCACACGATGAACTCAAGCACCCCCTTTTCAACATTCCTTTGAAAATAAGCAAACCACAATCCGTCTGGACTAGCGGTCAACCCGCTGATTTCGTCTCCATAATCAACGAAATCAGCGAAACAGCCATTTTTAATTATTGAAAGCCAATGTTGCTCAGAATTCTTCAACGCGACAATTTGAATGCCATTGACAAGCTGAACTCCCCCAAGAAACGACATTGTTGTTCTTTTTTGTGTTTGTATAAACATTTATTCTTTTGTTATTTATCAATTCAATTTTTTCTTACAAGCCCAGCGCCATCATACACGCCAATTGCTCTGCTTTCTTCTTAATCTTATGCTTGCCCTCTCCTAGAAACGCCAAACACTTGCCCTTCTTCTTGAATTGCTCCTGAATTTCATCAAACGTTGCGGTCTTCACCGAGTCAGTGTGCTTCACATCATAATCAGGCATACCTAGACAAACATAGACACCCATATGATATCCATCTTCCTCTGTCTTATCAATCTCCAAATATGTCGGTGTGATCTTGAATTCCTTTTGGACTTTCACTTGAAGAATGTTCTTATAGTTGTCATCACTGTTAATGAGAGCAACCCAGTCTATGTGTTGTTCAAAGACATTCTCAATGAAAACCTGAGCCATCTGAAACCCAGGTCCAGTCTTAAAGAAACCACTGAACCAGTTCTCCTCATCGGCCAGTGACATCTTGTTAAAATCCAAGAACAAAGCGCCGATAAAGGCCTCAAATAGACACCCCAACTTCTTCAAATTCGTGCGAATTTTCTTCTCTTCTGCGTGCTTCGAGATGATATACCACTTATGAAGCCCCATTTCATAGGCAATCTTCCCAATCGCCTCGTTCTTTACAATAGCAATCTTCTTATCAGTCATAAATCCTTCATTCTCCTTTGGAAATCGGCGATACAAGTAATATTTGGTTATACACTCGAGCACGCCATCACCCAGAAACTCAAGGCGTTCATTGGATTTGGTCTTGAGAGAAATACACTCGGTCGGTTGTTCGACAATTTTAATGCCATTTTCCTCATTTTCAATTTGCGGACGTTTCACATATGATTTGTGAATGAATGCCCGCCGATAAAGGTGGATGTTATGAATATCGCCACGAACGCCATATTTTCGTAGGATTTCCTCAATTTCGCGGAGTGTAATCTCGTGGTTATTCTGATTATACGGATTAAACACGAGTTCTCCATCTTGCCGCTGTAATTCACCTTCATTAATCATATGCTTAATTTCGATTTCGTCGTCGGACATTGTTGGTTTCAGTGGAAATTAAAGAATAATAGCACACTCTGTTTAAATTGGTTTGTTTAATTCTTAATCAGCCGTGTGTAAAAAATACATATATTAAAAAACATAAAACCATTTTTGTAAAATTAAATAGACGCATAGACACAGAATGAACATAATTGTTGACAATAGAGAGAAAGGTCTCGTAAAACTACTAAATGCATACAAATTTATGAATGAGTTCGACCATATCAATATTCAAATAGAACAACTACCCATCGGCGACATCATTATTAAAGACAGGGACGGTGGTGAAGAACGCATTGTATTTGAACGAAAGCACGTTAGCGATTTGGCGTCGAGTATAGTAGATGGTCGCTATAAAGAGCAGTCATATCGGCTCGATGGTAGTTGTCATCTCGCTAATCACAACATCATCTATATTGTCGAAGGCAGTATTACATCACTCAATCCAAAGTTTACCAAAGTGAAACCAGCCGCCATTTACTCGGCAATCTGTTCTCTCCAGTATTTTAAGGGGTTTTCTGTTATGAAGACAACTAATATGGAGGAGACGTGTGAATATATTTTGAGAATGGCCGATAAAATATACAGAGAGAAACACATAGTTGCGTATTATGCTAATAAAGGTCAAGAATCAACGCACCAACAAGCACAAGCACAAGAATACTGCGATGTCGTTAAACGAATCAAAAAGGACAACATCACTCCGGAAAACATTGGCATCATTATGCTTTCACAAGTTCCTGGAGTGAGTTCAGCAGTTGCCAAGGCGCTTTTAGATGGGGGAAATAAGACACTTTTTGAATTTGTAGGGGAATGTCGCACCAATCACGTGTTTCTCTCGGAATTCACATATGAACAAGGTGGAAAACAGAAGAAATTGTCGAGAACGGCAATTGAAGGCATAGACAAATATTTATTAAGAGAAAAAGAGGTGATTATATGTGTTAATGATGAGACAGACGAAAAATTAAATGATCTATAAATTTATATATACGATTTATAAAAATTTATATACATTTATTTTATATAACTAATATTATGACTCCGATATCAAACAGTAGCGAGTACATATCAGTTGGGACATCATGGACGTCAATTAGTGGCGACGTTAATTTAAGTGCTGACATATCATTTAACAATGCCAGTGATTTGAGCGGTTATTATTTTAAAAATTTTGACGCCAGTTTTAATTTTAACAACAAAACTATCACTATTAAAAACGGAATATTGTCGAGACCACTGATAGCAGACCTTAGCGGTGGAACTCTATACGATCTTTCATTGGTTGTTCAAGATGTCAGCTACGATTCATCATTCAATGGCGGTGTATTGGTGGGAAATTACGGCATTGGCTATAGTCGTGGCAACGTCAGCAACATAAGGGTTACAGCGACAAATGTAAATATGGACATCTCAGGAGGCCAAAATAAGAGTTTGCTATTAAATCCGTCTGGATTTTGCAGCAACACAAATTCATCACATACAGTTCAAAATATCAATTTTTCAGGGTCAATATATAATTCTTCGACAATGACAAGTGAAAGCACATATGGGCTGTTGTTCAATAAGTCATTTAATAATTACGGAATTTCAAATTCTAGTGCAAAAACAACGTTGTCTAACATAAACAATATCATAGATTATACTATTGTAGGAAAAGGTAGTATGATTGGAGATGATTTTGGCATGAACAATAATGGCAAGATTGAAGTATTAAATTGCGACAATTACGGCGACATTAGTGGTGGAGAACAAACAAGCGGAATAGTGGGTGTATTCTGTGGAAGAGGTCAAACTCCTAGCGGTGAAATTCTTTTCCAAAATTGCGATAATAGAGGTGTAATTTACACAGCATATTCAAGCGGTGTTATAAGTCATGGTGCGAACTATCAGTCTTCCGGCAAAATAAAGGTCATTGATTGCAACAATTACAGAGACATAAAAAATCAATATTCGTCAGGGATTATGTCTTATGCTGCTAATGAAGACGCATCTGGAACAATAGACATATCTGGATGCAACAATTATGGCGATATTTATGGAAATGATTCAGCAGGAATAGTAGGCGAACGAGCAGGATACAAACAAAACTCAACCGGAATTATAACAATTCGTGGTTGTGATAATAGTGGAATTATTTTTGGAGAATATTCAGCAGGAATTGTTGGACGTGGAGCAAACTATCAAGCAGACGCATCAGGAACACTGAATGTGTTTGATTGTAATAATTATAGAGACATCAGTGGAGTAGGTTCAGCAGGAATTGTTGGAAAAGAATTAAACTATGATTCCTCGGGAGTTGTAGATATTTCAAATTGTAAGAATTATGGCAATATAAACAATGTATATTCAGCAGGAATTGTTGGAAATCAAGCAGGATGGAAACAAAACAAAGACGGAATTATAACAATTCGTGGTTGTGATAACAGTGGAATTATTTTCGGAGAATTTTCAGCAGGAATTATTGGATACCAAGCAAACCAAGAAGCAGACGCATCAGGAATACTGAAAGTGTTTGATTGTAATAATTATAGAGACATCAGTGGAGTAGGTTCAGCAGGAATTGTTGGATATCAGTTAAACTATGATTCCTCGGGAGTTGTAGATATTTCAAATTGTAAGAATTATGGCAACATAAACAACATAAATTCAGCAGGAATTGTTGGAAATCAAGCAGGATGGAAACAAAACAAAGACGGAATTATAACAATTCGTGGTTGTGATAACAGTGGAATTATTTTCGGAAATACTTCAGCAGGAATTGTTGGATACCAAGCAAACGAAGAAGCAGACGCATCAGGAACACTGAAAGTGTTTGATTGTAATAATTATAGAGACATAAGTGGAGAAAATTCAGCAGGAATTGTTGGAGTTTTCTTAAACTATGATTCCTCGGGTGTTGTAGATATTTCAAATTGTGTAAATTATGGCAATATAAACAACATAAATTCAGCAGGAATTGTTGGATATCAAGCAGGATACAAACAAAACTCAACAGGAATTATAACAATTCGTGGTTGTGATAACAGTGGAATTATTTTCGGAGAAGATTCAGCAGGAATTGTTGGATACCAAGCAAACGAAGAAGCAGACGCATCAGGAACACTGAAAGTGTTTGATTGTAATAATTATAGAGACATCAGTGGAGAAAAT